CGGACAACCATCATCAAGCACAGCAGTCGTGCCCGTCATAAACAAGCCGGAATACAGACAATACTTCGGCTCGTTCATCAACCAAATGTGTGCTTTCTGCACACGCTGTTCAGCAGATAAAGCCATGTCACTCTCCTATAATTAAAAAACTCAAGTCAGACTTGAGGATTAAAAAGCCCACTGATTATCAGACGCCCACTTCTTGAACTTGGCATTACCTACCAAGATCTTCTGCTTTGCCTCAGACTTGATACCCGACTTAGCAAACAATGCTTGCCACTCCATATCCATCCGCTTGAGATAGTCCAACCACGGATCGACAGACTTGGCATCCACTCGGCTCAGTGCAGAGAACACCAACAAGCACTTAGCAATAGTGTCAGTAGGTCCGGGCAACTTCGCACCCATCGGGTCAGCCACGATAGATTCCCATGTCGGCAACTTGTCCACCACGGTAAAGAAAGACTCCATATCCCGTGCCGCTTTCTCACCGATAGTCCCGGCGAGGAGGGAGATAGTAGTCGTGTGGCCCAACTTGTCCCGGCGCTTGGCTATGTGGCTCGCCTTCTCTAAAGATCTTGGTGTAACGAACGACGTTTGACCGGCTCGAGTCGGGTTGAATATGTACTCGTTATCCTTCTGCGCCGGATCGGTATAAGACTCAAGGCACTGCGGATTACCCTTGACCCACGCAATAACTTCGGGAGCGATGTCGTTCTCAATAGCCCACGCACCCCACGAATCAGCATCCACCGACCCATCAGCATTAAAGCCTGCGTGCGGTTTGCGTATCGTAGTGAAGCAGACACGGTTACGGGCATGGGCCTCAAAGGTATCACCCACCGAATCGCTTGCCATGTTAGTCGTGCCAAAGATCTTAGACCCAACAGGCACATACTCATCACCAATGCGACCCTCGTTCATCAAGGTAAGCAATACGTTCTTAACGGTCTTCATCGCCTTGCCGATCTCGTCCAGCATGATGATGACGGGCTTGCCGGATTGGAACTTGAACCGTGCGTTCGGAGCGAACCTAGTAACACGTTTACCGTTCTCCTCCACCGTGTAGGGCAGGGCAAAGTCACCCAAGTCAAGCAAGGTGCAGTCAATATAGGCAATCTCATGCTCGGGGTAACGCTTTGCCAAGACTTTCAGCATCGCAGACTTACCAATCCCCGGCTCACCTTGCCCAATGATTGTGACCTCGTGACCCACCTCACCGATAGCATCGGCGAACTCAAGCAACGACAACTTACTGCTCAGGCTAACTGTAGCCATTTCACTCTCCTTATAATTAAAAACTCAAGTCAGACTTGAGGATTCACTTCATACAACCACTACGTAATACCACTATTATACACTACTATTTACTTCAGCGCAAGCCCCCACCTTGCAGTCAATCTCCTCCGGCTTACACGCAAAGTAATATTTGCGCTCACACATTGATGTGACAAACACCAACTTGTCAGTGATTGATTCAATGTAATGCGGCCGACCCATAAACTTGACGGGATCACCGACCACAACTTCCCGCCCGTCAGTCACTCTAAATAACTTCATCTCGTTGCTCCTTTTTATTTGTGACGCATCAAGCCTGCCCTCAAACCACTTAAACAACTTGCTCTCCAAGTCCTGATTCAAAAACCCATCGCTCATCACTCACCTCTTTTCTTTTTCTGTTTAGTTTCTTTACGGATGTCGTAATACAGCACCAGCCCGACACCTACCAGCACAACAATTGCAAACCACGCCACGCTTTGGGCGGCTTCATGGGGTGTCATGTTTTCACTCTCCTCATTTAAGTAATAACCAAAGCGGAGCGGCCACAAAGGCATGACCGCCACCAAATAACATGTAGTCCACATTGCCTGACATCAGGCCGTAGGCGAACACGGCAAACCCCAACGAGAACTTAAAAAATACTAGCGAATAGAAAAAGACTTCGGCTCTCATCGCACTAACCCTCCTTTGTTGTTGATTCCCCTCAAGTCAGACTTGAGATTCACCTTCATGTAATTGCTCTTGTGGAGTGGCACGACTGTCCAACTGCTCCTCTCCTGTCTAGCCGACTCTTCACCACAGAACACACATAAAGAAGTTAATAGTCCACGCTCAGGTGGCTCAATATCTGAGCCACAATCACGACAATGCACCCATCTCGTAGCCATATCACACTCCTCTCACAAAACAATCAATAAAATGCACTTGGTCTCTGGTGCTCAGGGTTTCCCAACTTGGCTTGACGAACTCGATCTCGTAGTCAAACGAATCTCTACGCCACGACTTCTTACGACGAACCTGTACTTTTGGGATTGCTTTTACTTGGGGTTTGATTGCCTGCAACTGCTCGGCTAGGGTTTTAGTAGCCATGTTCACTCTCCTTAGTTTGTTTTCAGGTTTTTACTTGCGTCCATTCGATTGTTTTTAGTGCTTTGAGCCTAGACTTGGTAGTCTGTGTGGGCCATCTTGCAAGGGTTTCTTTGTTGATCTCTACAACCCCATCTACTACATCTGCTATGTGGTTATCAAAGAGATACACCCGTACTTCTGTTGGGTGAGATTCAACCCGTGTGTTGTCTTTAGCCCAGTTTTTACGACCAAGCACCGCCTGCACCATCTCCACTTCAATTACTCGCATATCACTCTCCTTAGTTTGTTAAGACACGAAAAGAAACAGACTCATAAAATCTCAAGTCTGACTTGAGAAACTTATCTAATATAAATCTGCTTCTCGCCGTGTCCGGCGTTTGACCCCTCTGCTAATCGCAGTCCTGTGTGGTGTTCGGGGTAAGGGTGTATGAGATAGCGTGGCAAAAAGGACAAACACGACAAAGCAAATCCTTCAACTACTTCATACACCGCAGAGATACTGCTCGGGTTGTCATACAAGGGGATGGGGGTTCTCTGACCTACACCGTTCTGTTGTTGTCTTGCCTATTGGGGGGATAGTGGGGCAGGTGATGTATCCGTGCCTAGCCAAGTGAACATGTGACTAGAAACGGAATTCACACCACAACAACAGACCACGCGCTACGATTGTGCCGTGACCTACATAGAATCTTGAACCCGTACCAATTACTTGCACAAGCCCTACGCCTACTCTGCACTCGGCAGTTAAACCAACACCTCAGAGTCCCCGCTAAAGCGGAACGACTTGCAACTCAAGTCTGACTTGAGGATCGGGATAGCCAAGCATTTGACACATTGTTAAAGAGCGAAGCCGAGGTAAATTTCGACTTTGAAACTCTATTATATAATAGATTTATATAGTGCGTCAAGGGGGTTTTGTGGTTTCGGCATAGGTTTCTCAAGTCTGACTTGAGGGTTTCGGTGCAGGGTTTTACTTTTACTTTGGGGGCTTGTTCCACGGGGAGGGGGTTTTGTTCTGCGATGTTCTTTTTATTTGAACGGGAGAAAGACTATATAGATCAACATGTTAGGAGGAGAATCACGCACTTGTTCCTTTGTTCTATGTAAAAATACACGCCTGCGCAGAACCTCTTTTCCTGCCAAAAAAGCAGGGGATAAAGTAAAAGTCAAAGTGTTCCAACTTCGGGAGACCTGTATATATATTTTATTAAAGAACAAATATATAGAAAGTGCCGGAAACAAGAACAAAATCAACAACTTAGTCTGTACTCTTAAAAAGAACAAGAGGAACAAATTTTGGAACAATGGCTTGCACAAGCCGTTTGGCTGTTCCACAAAAAAATTTACAATGGAACAAATAGGTATGTGCTCAATTTCGGCAAGACTTGCCGTGTAAAACTCAAGTCTGACTTGAGGATTTGGCCCCCCGCACCGAGAGGACACCAGTTCCACCCTCCCGCACCCACCCACCGATAAGTTCTTAACGCGCACGCGAGTCGCGTGGTGGGTGGGGTCTCTATTAAAAGCGTAACTAATAAGAGCGGCATAGCCGCTCTTACCGATATGACACCAGTTCTCAAAAATTTTGGGCGAAAAAAAACCCCGCCGAAGCGGGGTTTGAAGTGGTGCGGTGCTACATGAAAACACCAAAAGGTACTTTGTTCGCAAGGTTTAATTTAATCCACTTGAGGGCATCTTTTTCGTTATCGAATTTCTTAATTATCTCGCCGAATACTGTATACGCTTTAATTACGATCATCTTATTCCCCTTGAAAAAGCCCCCCTTGCGGGGGGCTTAGGTTTTACTCAGCAGCGGCTTCGTCCAAGGCATCCACCAGGAACGCGGCCAGGGCGGCGAGGCTGTCATTCGCGGCCCGCATTTTCTCGAAACCCTTGCGGAGTTTCTCGCTGGCCTTTTCGGCTGTATCAGCGGGAGAGATCGCAATCATGATCGCGCCGCCGCCAGTCTTGGCCCCTGTTTTCTTACCCTTGGCGCGAGAGGCGTTTTCCTCATATCCCTTGCCTGTTTTCACGGCCTTGCGAAACTCGCCAAGGATCGTGTCAACGACAGCGGCCGAAACCTTTTTGCCCTTGGCATTGAGACCCTTGGGAAAGCGGGCCTCAACGAATGCAACCGCAAGAGGACATTTGCCTTTTGCGCCCACTACAGCCTTGGCCGCGTGTAACTTGGCGGCGGCTTCAGCGGCACGGACCTTAGCAGATCCGGCTGTGTTCAGAGCCTCGCCGCAAGTAGTGGCAAGGGCAATATGCCCGACAGTCGGGGTATAAGGTTTGACGGCCTTGGTTGTTTTCTTGGTTGTCATGCTAACTACTCCTATAAAGGTTGATTGAAATGTCGCGTTTTCTGTCGCGACAACCAAACTATAGCATAGGTCTACGAGATACAAAATCCTCAAGTCAGACTTGAGGCAGCAACCCCCACCCGCCCCCTACCCCCCAAACTGGCTATATGGGACCCGCCCGCCGCTACGCTGTGTGTTTTGCACATCCAATTACCCCCTCCCCCCAACTCAATGTAAAAGTAAAAGGCTTGCCCATTTATAGCGAAACACCCCCCTTGTCTTTTCTAATGGGTCCCATACCCCCGGGGGGTATATAATTTTTTCTTGACTTTTTTATTTCCCGTGTTATTTTCCGGGCAACTGGAGCCGCAAACCGCCCCTTACATGCCCATTGTCATAACACCTGAAGTTGGAATACCGCTGCCCTTTGACGTTACGCCAGAGGAGGCCGAAGGCTTCAGAGAGCGGGCTAAGGCTGCTTGTCAGACAATCCTGGACCTGATCCAAAACGGTGCAGATGTAAAAGCCGATGAGGGGGACTCAGCCAAGGCACACCAGATTATTGCTACAGAGAAATTCACCCCGGCAAAGACACTCCCGGGCACCATCCTCAAACTTGAGGCCCTGCTGGATCACTATGACCACGAGTTCCTTGAAGTCAACCGCAGGATCCAGAATCTTGTAACGAACAAGTTGCTGGAAGAGACCGAGAACGAAGATCCCAAAATTCGGATGCGTGCCTTAGAACTGTTGGGTAAGCGTAAGGGGGTGCAACTCTTCACTGACCAGATAGAAGTGACCATCAAGCAAAAACCTGTAGAGGAGATTGAGAAAGAACTCGGCTCCTTGTTGGAACGCTACATGGGCCCTGTCGAACAGGCGGTTGAAAACGACGTAGAAGATGTTGAGGAGATAAAAGAGCCAGCCGTCATACCGGATGACGATGAGTTAGATGCCATGCTTGGGCTAAAGAAGGAGGGCGGGAATGGGCAGCAACCACTTGCAGACGCTCCTAGCCAATAAGAGTCAACTGGATCAACTCCCGCCGAGTGTAAAAGCCCGGCTGTATGAGTTGCTGGAGGAGTTAGAAGAGAGAAAATCGGCTGAGAACGCCCAGAAATCCTTCATGGCCTTTGTGCAAAAGGTCTGGCCGGGGTTTATTAATGGGGCACATCACACTAAGATGGCCGCTGCCTTTGAGCGGGTAGCAGAAGGGAAGGTCAAGAGGCTAATTATCAACATGCCACCCCGGCACACTAAGTCAGAATTTGCTTCCTACCTGCTCCCGGCTTGGTTTCTAGGTAAGTTTCCTGATAAAAAAGTGATTCAAACCTCCCATACGGCTGAGTTGGCGGTGGGTTTTGGACGGAAAGTGAGGAATCTTGTTGATCAGGACACGTATAGAGAGATTTTTCCTGCAGTGGCGCTACAGTCAGACTCTAAGGCTGCTGGCCGGTGGGCGATTAATAAGGGGGGAGAGTACTTTGCTATCGGTGTTGGAGGTGCTGTTACGGGTAAAGGCGCAGACATCCTCATCATCGACGACCCCCACAGCGAGCAAGAAGCCGCCCAAGCGGAAACCAACCCGGAAATCTACGACAAAACCTACGAGTGGTACACATCCGGGCCAAGACAACGACTCCAGCCGGGGGGAGCGATCATAATTGTGATGACCCGGTGGTCTAAAAAGGATCTAACCGGGCAAGTTATCAAGGCGGCAGGCCAAAGATCGGGTGAGGACTGGGAAGTTATTGAATTTCCAGCGATTTTGCCCTCGGGAAAGCCCTTGTGGCCGCAGTTTTGGCCCCGTCACGAGTTAGAAGCCCTCCAAAAAGAGTTGCCCCATACCAAATGGATGGCTCAGTACCAGCAGAACCCCACTTCTGAGACCTCAGCGATTGTAAAAAGGGAGTGGTGGCAGACGTGGGAGGACGAAGAGGCCCCGCGCTGCGAGTTCACCCTGATGGCTTGGGATACGGCCTTTGAGAAAAGCAACCGTGCAGACTATTCCGCGCTTACCCACTGGGGAGTCTTTTACAAAGACGATGATACGGGCACTCAACAGGCCAACATCATCCTGCTAAATGCCTTTCGGGACCGTTTGGAGTTCCCGGCACTGAAAAAAAAGGCGCTGGAGTTTTGGGAGGACGACCAGCCGGACTCGGTGATCATCGAGAAGAAAGCCTCTGGTGCTCCTCTTATCTATGAGCTAAGAAGCATGGGCATTCCGGTCCAAGAATTTACGCCAAGTAAAGGCAACGACAAGATTGCAAGGCTAAATGCGGTGGCTGATCTCTTTGCTTCGGGTAGAGTCTGGGCACCCAACACCCACTGGGCTGAGGAAGTAATTGAAGAGGTTGCATCCTTCCCGGCGGGGGAGCATGATGACTACGTTGACTCGGTATCTCTTGCGTTGATGCGCTTCCGTAAGGGTGGATTTGTGCGTTCGTTACTGGACGAAGAAGATGAGCAGCCGTATTTTAGGCGGCGTGTTCAGGGGTACTACTAATGGCGGTTACACAGCAACACATGGGGCGTAATTCGTTAGTAGACCGATTGGCTGCTCAGGTAGGTAATCGAGATTTGGCTATTGAAATATTAAAAAAGCGTGGACACTTGGCTCAAGATGGCAAAACATTAACGGCAGAAGGTATGAAGCGAAATGCTATGACAGCCGAAGAGCGTGCAATTGATCGTGCTGTAAAACGCACAGGTAAAGAGGCAAAAGACTTTACATATAAACCGGCAACAAATATGGCGGTTTTAAAAAATAGGAAATAAACATGGCAATTGACAAGGCACTTGGGCAGCCTCCGTTAGGACTTAAGGATGAAGATCTGGCGATGATGGAGCCGGATATTGAGATTGAGATTGAAGATCCTGAGTCAGTAAGTATTAAGGCTGGTGGGCTGGAGATAGAGATTGAGAAAGACGAAAATAGCGATGACTTTAATGCCAACCTTGCCGAAGAGATAGATGAAGGTGAACTGACTGAACTGGCAGGAGATCTGCTAGGTGACTTTGAAGAAGATCTAAGTTCACGTAAAGATTGGATGCAGACCTACGTGGACGGCATTGAATTACTTGGTATGAAAGTTGAGGATAGGACAGAGCCTTGGCCGGGGGCTTGTGGTGTATATCACCCGTTACTAAGTGAAGCCCTTGTGAAGTTTCAAGCCGAGACCATGATGGAGACCTTTCCTGCACGGGGTCCGGTTAAGACACAAATTATTGGTCGTGAGACTCCTGAGAAAAAAGACGCTGCCCAGCGTGTTCAGGATGACATGAACTATCAGTTGACCGATGTGATGACGGAATACAGACCCGAGCACGAGCGCATGCTGTGGGGGCTGGGGTTATCGGGTAATGCGTTTAAGAAGGTGTATTACGACCCAAGTTTTGAGCGTCAGGTCAGTGTATTTATTCCAGCAGAAGATGTCGTGGTGCCATACGGCGCATCTAACATCCAGACCGCAGAGCGGGTGACGCATGTGATGCGTAAGACGCCTAACGAGGTTAGAAAACTTCAAGTAGCGGGCTTTTGGAGAGATGTAGACCTGCCAGATCCACAGGATACGTTTGATGAGGTTGAGAAGACGATCGCTGAGAAAATGGGCTTTCGTGCCTCATCCGATGATCGGTACAAGATACTTGAGATGCACGTTGATCTAGACATACCGGGATATGAAGATAAGGACAAGGACGGCGAGACAACGGGTATTGCGTTGCCTTACGTTGTCACTATCGAGAAGCAGACACAGACAATTCTAGCAATTCGTAGAAATTGGAATCCTGATGATGACACCAAACAAAAACGAAACCATTTTGTTCACTACGGTTACATCCCCGGCTTTGGCTTTTATTGCTTCGGCCTCATTCACCTCATTGGTGCTTTTGCTAAATCAGGCACTTCTCTTATCCGCCAACTGGTCGATGCTGGCACATTGTCTAACCTACCCGGTGGATTTAAAACCAAGGGGCTCCGAGTCAAAGGCGACGATACTCCCATTTCGCCAGCGGAGTTTAGAGACGTAGATGTAGCCTCTGGCACGATTAAAGACAACATCATGACGCTCCCTTATAAGGAGCCATCGCAGGTTTTATATAGTCTTTTGGGCACCATCGTTGAAGAAGGTCGTAGGTTTGCTAGTGCAGCGGATCTGAAGGTATCTGACATGAGTGCTCAGTCTCCAGTCGGGACTACGCTGGCGATTCTTGAGCGCACCTTAAAAGTGATGAGCGCAGTTCAGTCGCGAATTCACTATGCAATGAAGCAGGAGTTCAGGCTTCTAAAAATCATTATTCGTGATTACACCCCGCCTAATTATTCTTACGAACCAGAAGATGGAACCCGTAGAGCTAAACAGTCGGACTACGACCAGTGTGACGTAATCCCTGTCTCCGATCCTAATGCGGCCACCATGTCTCAAAAGGTGGTTCAGTATCAGGCGGTTATGCAGTTAGCTCAAGGCGCACCACAGTTATATGACCTGCCATATTTACATCGCCAGATGTTAGAGGTTTTGGGTATTAGAAACGCCCAGAAATTAGTTCCCAATAAAGAAGACATGAGACCGCGTGATCCGGTAACGGAAAACATGGACGTGCTTAACAGTAAACCCGTAAAAGCATTTGCCTATCAAGATCATGAAGCCCATATTGCTGTGCATATGGCAGCGGTACAAGATCCGAAGATTGCCAAGATGGTTGGGCAAAGCCCGATGGCTAATCAGATCATGGCGGCTATGGCGGCTCACATTACTGAACACGTAGCCTTTGAATACCGTCGTCAGTTAGAAGAGCAGTTAGGTGTTCCCTATCCTGCCTTTAATGAAGAAGATGATGAGCGTATTCCTGAACAAATGGAGATTCATCTATCACGTCTGGCCGCAGCAGGAGCACAAAAACTTCTTGCCAAGAGCCAAGCGCAAGCAGCACAGGAACAGGCACAACAGGTTGCACAGGATCCGATTGTGCAGATGAAACAAGCAGAACTTCAACTTAAGGCCCAAGACCTTGAATTGAAGAAACAGAAGTTAACAACTGACGCTGCGGCAAAAGCAGATCAGTTGGATATTGAACGTGAGCGAATTGAGTCTCAGAAAGAAATTGCAGGAATGCAAGTAGGGGCCAAGACCGCAAAAGATCGTGCTGAATTGGAAGCCCGCATGGAGTTAGAGGGTCTTAAAATGGGGACACAGATTGCTGAAAGATTAAAAAATAGATGAAACGTATACCCCGTAAACCAGGACAGCCTGCAAAGTCAGATAAACACTCTGACCTATACACAGATGAAGACCCTAAAGGCACGATTCATGGACTAAAGTTTGCTTCAGCACAAGATGCCAAAACAAGCGTATCTAAGATTAAATCTAGTGGTCGCTCTCACGCTCATAAAATACAAGCAGCAATTGCTATGGAGCAACGCGCTAAAGTGATGGGTAAAGCGGATGCGGCAGGTGTGTACCGTAAGTTTATTAATTCGATGAAAAAGGAAAATAAGTGAATGAAGACTTATTAAGTTACTTATCAAAAAAACTGCAAGAAGAAATGAAGGTGATTGAAAACGATACAGTATTGGGTCACGCAAAAGACTTTGGAGACTACAAATACGCTTGTGGGATCTATCGTGGCCTGCTGATTGCAAACAACGTTCTCACAGAGACCGCAGAAAGGATGGAAAAAGACGATGAGTGAATTAGCCATCGCTACAGAAGAAGGTGAAGTAAGTACGATTCCGGATTCTCCGGAGCGCAAAGCCAAGCAGGTGCCGGATCCGTCTGGTTACCGAATCCTGTGTGGGATACCCAACATCGAAGAAGCCTACGATGGTGGCATCCTTAAATCCGACATGACCATCCAGCATGAAGAGCTTCTGACTACGGTGCTCTTTGTAATGAAAATGGGGCCGGATTGCTATAAGGACAAGGAACGCTTTCCCAGCGGCCCTTGGTGTAAGGAAGGGGATTTTATTCTCGTGCGCCCACACGCAGGTACGAGGCTCAAGATTCATGGTCGAGAGTTTCGGATCATTAACGATGATTCTGTCGAGGGTGTAGTTGAAGATCCTCGTGGAATCAGCCGCAA